ACTACTCGTTATTGTAGGAGTAGATAAAATATTATATTTAGTAAAATAATTTGTAGATGCAGCCATTTCATTCATTGAATATATACACCAGTCTCCATTAGCTTGGAACATTCTACAATTAAATGACTTCATTATATTTCCAATAATATCATAATAAGACATGCCTATAAAATCCCTTCTATACTGATATATTTGGCTAAATGGCTCGTTACTTACTGCATCTTGTCTGTCATTCATCCCATCTGCAAAATATGAACAAGCTACAACTAAATTCAATACATCTGGATATTCTAATAATCTTAATCCAGCACTAATTACATTTAATTGAGTGTCTAATTGATTAATACTATCATCTCTTACATATTCAATATTTTGTATAAATGAAATACCATCAATACAAGTAAAGTCTGCTTGAGTAATGCCTGTTGAAAAACCCATTTGAGTATAATCATTAAACATATAACCTCTCCACATTACGTTTGTACTTTCTTTTAGTATTACATAATACTTTCTATCATCTTGACTAAGTACATCTGGAAATTGGTCGTAATCATCTTGCGTTTCTAATAATATAGAAAAGTTAACCTGAGTAGATATAATTGTAGGATATGGATATTCCTCGTTTGAGTTAGGTTGTACTATTATTGATACTGGCTGATATGTTTTGACTATCCCAGCAACATAATCTCTCTCATATATCTCAAGTACTTGGTTTGTACCATTCCTTAAGATTTGAGTTATTGTATATCTTAATCCGTAAGCCATTATCCTAAACTGATTGATTGTCCTTTAATTCTTGATGCCTTTTGACTTCTATTTACTGAAAGTAATAAGTCTTGACCTCTTATTACAAATTGACCACCATTACCTGTTACACCACTACTCATTGCTCCTGCGTTAAAAGAAGTGTTTAAGAAACTAGATAACTTACTTAAAGGCATAACTGCCTCTGGTCCAGCTTCCCCTATCATTGCAATAGAAGCACCATTTGTTATACCTCCTGAAGCTAATTTTCTACCACCAAATGCACTTTGTAATACTCCACCTGCTGTAAATATTGCTTGAAGTGCTGGGAAAGCAGTAAGAATAGCTTGAAAAATAGTAGCTTGTATAATAGCAGCTGCTATGTTTTTGCCTATATTAAGAAACATTTGACCAATAGCATCTAGAGGATTTTTACCTTCTTCTAATGCAGTAAATACATCCATTAAACCACTTGTTACACTTGTAGCTAACATATTTGCAAAGTTCTCATAAGATGCAGTTAATAATTTTACCTTTTCATCTTCAATTGCATATTCTCTGCCTCTTTTTGCAGCATCTTTAGCTAAAAATTCACCTACGCTATTATCTTTAGCCGTAACATCTTTTACTCTTTTAGTTCTACTTTCTTTTCTATCTTGTATGGCTTCTTTAGTGCCAAAAGTTAATATTGGAGATGCATCAAGTTGTTCAAATAATTTTTTATACTTAAGCCTATCTAAATATTGCTTATGCAATTCAAATTCTTGTTCTTTTCTAAATTCATCTAAAGCATCAATTGTTTTAGCACCACTTTTCTTTACTGATTCTGCGGTAGGAGTTGTAGTAACTTTTGCTAATGCTTGAAAAGTTAGTTTTTCTAATCTAGCAATGTTTGCAGTAATTTCTTTACCTAATACATCATATTCTTTATTGATTGCATCAATTTGTTCAGCTTTTGAGAAAATACCAGCACCTACTCTTCTAAATTGTACTTTATCTTCAGCAACCCTTTTTAATTCTGCATTTCTTTTAGCTTCGTTTTCTTTTTGTTTTGAGTATTCTAATTCTAATTGATTAGTATAATTTTGCTCATAAGAAATTGCTTCTCCTCTTTTTGCTGCTAAGTTTACTAATGTAGTATAATAAAGTTTATCTTGCCCAAGTTTTAAATCTTGTATAGCTTTACTATCTGCGTATAATTTCTTTAATTTCTTTAATGCTTCCTCTTGTTGTGTAGGATTACCACCAGTAATAAGTTCAACTAATAATATACCTGTTGTTCTTTTAGTTTGTTGTTTACCTATTAAATTAAATATTTCATCTTGTACTTTCTTAAGTTCTACTCTAAACTTCTCTAATTCAGCAGTTGGACCTTTAAAGAATGCTGCAATTTCTTTACTAAATGTAACGGCTAAAGAAGATACTATTCCTATTGCAACACCAACTCCAGCAGGACCAGTTAATCCAGCAACCATTGCTTGTAATGCTTTCTTAGTTCCTCCTTCAGTTGCGGATAATCTTTGGAATGACTCAACCATAGGGTTTAAGTTATTCGCAATACCCAATATCCCATAAGGAGCATCTTGAGCAATTCTTGAGAAGTTTATAAGAGATTGAGAAGCATCGCCCATTGGCTTACCTAATTGGTTAGCCTGTTGCTTTAATTGAGTAATTGTAGTATTTAGATTAGCTATGTTTTTATTTAAATAGTTAATCTCTCCAATACTTGTAGCTTTCTTTAATGCATTTTCAAATTGAACAAGCGTATTTTCGGCAGCTTTTAAGCTAGATTGTAACGATGAAACATCTGCATCAATGCTAATGCTAAACTTATCAAAATTTTCTGCCATTTTATTTTAATTTACTCCGTACAATTTTAAAGTCCTTGTCAATTGGTCGTTTGTTAACATTACCTTTTCCTCTTCAATATCTAAATCATCAATAGCTGGTATGCTCCAAAATGACTTAATTGATTTAGGAGATTTTTCAGTAGTGTTACTTAAATATACAATATAGGCAAGGTTTCTAGTCCTTGCCCATTCGTTTAACTCTTGTCTTTCTTTACCCATTACGATAATAGAAAAGTCTTTCCAAGTCATATCCCAAAACTCGTTTGGTCTTATATTGCATTCAGCAGCCTTTACTAAAATATCATCCCAATTTAGCCTTGTTAGACTTTTTTTTTTCCTCTTTAGGAGTACCTTGTACTGCGATTACTGTGTTTTGCACAATATACTTTAAGTAAGCAAGTACTTGCCCTTCAGCTTGGAAAATTGAGCCTATTTCATCTATCCAATCGCAAACATCGTTTTCAGTAAATTCAATCTCTTGTTTATTACTAATACAAGCCGATTTATAACCGATATATATTAATTTAACAATGATATCTAAATCAAATTGATTATTACCTAAAACTTGAAAGTATTTGTCTATTGTGATATTTCGTTCGTTACAAAATTCACGCATTGACCAAGTACCCCATTTTAATTGAATTGTGTTGTTGTTTAGTCTTAATTCAAACATAGGTTATTATTTATGCAGTTTCAGTTTGTGTTAATGGTGGTACAGTTACTACGAAAGTTGCAGTAAATTTAACATCATCTTTATCAGCAGCATTTACTTCAAAATCGCTAATAAATACTTGACCTGAATAAACTATATCACCTGTTGTTGGAGTTGCTTTACCCATCTTCATATTGAAAGATGTTCTTGCAGCGTGAGCAGCATACAATTGTTGGTAAGAATCCTTACTTGGACTTCCTGTTTCATCAATTGCAAAACCATCACCTTTAAATGATTGAGTAAATGAAGGACCAGCTTGAAATTGGTCGCCACATTTTGAAGTTGCATCAATAGTGTTAACAGTTGATGTCATTGAGTTAGTCGTAAGACAAGCAACTGGTTTGAAAGTCGCATCGTTGTCTATGTCAGCTAAAAGGATATAATCTCTTGCTGATACTTTTGTTTCTGCCATTTTATTTTAATTTTGAGTTATTATTAAATTATAAGTTATTATCGTTCTAAATATATTGTCTGAAGGTTCTAAGGCATCTAAGTTTCTGATTGCACCTACCACTAAACTTGAAGCATAAAACCCATTTGCTAGGGTTATTGCAGTTTGTGAATTGATTGCAGTTAGTATTAAATCACTTATAGTTTCAGCTCTTTTATAGCCAAAGTTACTATTTTTTATTACAATGTCAACATCAATGGTAACTCCATTAGTGTAACTGATTTTGCCTTGTTCTTGAATAGATGTTCTACCAGACATAATGATATATTCATTTACCCCATTATTAGGTGCATAACCATCAAAAACAGGCAGTCCACTTGAACTTGTCAAGTTGGTATAAAACCACTTTTTTATTTCAATATTAGGATTTAACATTAGCTATTACTTTTTGTATATTTTTTCTCAATATAGGAATCTCACTTTCAAATGCTGGTATTAAGTAAGGTCTTGCTCTAAGGTTAATTTTACGTCCTTTAGTACCTTTAAATTGCATTGCAAATGACTCAAATCCAGCAGGTACATTAACTAATCCTCCTGTGCCAAATTCAATATAAGGAGCATATTTTAAAGCACTTCCTACTGTATAAACTATTTTAGTTCCTACATTAACTTCTTTTAATTGTATTGAATTTCTTAAAGTACCATTATCAACAACAACATCTCTTTTAGCTTTGCTTTGTATAGCTAATGCAGAGGCATTTACTTCCATAGCAACCTCTTTAGCAATCTTAGGCGATAATTTCCCTAATCTTTTAATAAGAGCATCTAAACCTTCAATCTTAAAAGAAATTTGGTCTGCCATTAGAAGTACATTAATATTTCGTAAAATCTAAACTGATTTTCTACATCCTTTAGAGAATGTATTGTATATCTTTCCCCTTCAGCATCAATTTGATAATTCTCAGTAATAGTTACATCGTATCTAATAAATAACTTAGCTGCACGAGTAAAAGTTATTTGTGCCTCTTGCAATGTTCTATTTTGATTCTCAGGTCTAAAATCGCCAAATACAACCTCTTGTAAGGCAAAGGTAGTCGTAAAGCCACCTTGACCATCAGATGTCCTTGTAGGCACATATAAGCCTATTTCAGAGTACATTGTATTGGCATCCACATAATTTGCTTTCTTGCTTCCTAATCTCATAATATTGGGCTTATTCTTGTCCAGCGTTGACAGGCTTTCCAAGACTTTTCACAAATACCTGTATTTGAATCTAATCCTCTATTCTCGTAATCGTAAGATACTTGGTCTAAAATAGCAATCTTTAAGTCATTAGGGACAGTTGCATATCCAACCACATAAGTAGCCTTTAAGTTTTTAAAAGGAGGTCTTTGTAATTGTGGGAACTTACCCCCTACTAAAGTATAATCAGCAGCTACTATTGTATCGTTATTTTCATCTATTAATGAAGTAAAACTATTCACTGGTCCATAAGGAAGGTTAAAACCACCATCAAAATTAGTAAACCAAACAACGGCAGTCTTAGGTATTAAACTCAAGCCTGTACCTACTTCAATGGCTTCTCTTGCTTGTTTAATCATTAAAGAGATTTGGTTATCATCAACGGAAGTAGTTACTCTGCAATACAATTTAGCCTCTGCTAATGTTACAGGTTCCACCACAGTACCTATATCGGTTAAAGTAAAATCTATAATAAAATTAGAATATGCCATACATCTTTTTTACAAATTTACATTATTTATAATAAAAAACCCCCTACTAAATAGCAAGGGGTCTTTATATCTATGTAAGATTAGAACTATACGTTTCCTAAGTCAGCATAAATAGCTGAAGTTGGTTGCATTAAGTTAATATCTTCATAACACTCGATACGAGCAGTAACCATATTTTGTTGGAAGTTACTTGCATTCTCATAAGAGAATTCAATAGCCATTCCTTCAACCTCAACTCTTTCGCAGAAGTTGTTATCTAAAATAAGTACTTTATCATCAGCTACCCAAGATGCAGCAATTACTGGAGTTCCCCAGATTGTCATACCACCATTAGGATTAACAATAACACTACCAGAACCAGCATAATAACCAGCAGTAATAGTCTCTTTCAATAAACGACCTAATTGAGTTGGAGATACCAAAGCAACAGAAGATACGAAATTCGCACTCTTTTGGTTACCGATATAATCAACTAATTGCTTTAAATCAACAGTTTCAGCAGTTGTACTAGAACCAGTTGCAGCATTAGATACAGTTGTGTAGAAAGCAGAGTTCTCAGCTTTGTAGAAATCTCTAGTTAACATTCTAGGTAAAGTTGTGCTTAAGAAAGGCAAACTTCTAGCCATTTGCTTAGAGAAAGTAGAGAAACCAGCGATGTAGTCATTAACTACTTTCACTTCGCTTAATGCGTAGTTATTCTCACCTTTGTTTGAACCTTCAGTTTGAGCAGCAATGTTGTTAGTTGTTGCAGTTTCTTTGTAGAATACATACAAACCACTTTCAGAACGAACAGTAGGGATTAAATCTCTAAAGTTTACTGCTTGACTTGGCAATACAGATGCATTAAGAGCATAAGATGCTTGAGCATCTCCTGTTAAACTTGCAGATAAAGTCATAGACTTTACATCTCTTAAATCTAAACGGAATTTTCCGTTAGACTTCATTTGTTTTTCCATCTCATCCATTTTACCATCTAATTTCTCGATGATAACTTCGTCAAGATGTTTTACTTCACGCTTTGCAGCTTTTTTTGTTGCAGCAGCTTGAGCATCAAATTGTTTTTGTGCTTCATCTCTTACAACTTTAATCTCAGCTTTAGTTTCTTCTAACTTAGCTTCGATGTTAGCTTGAAAACCTTTAAGGTTCTCAGCCATTTCGTTAATTACGTTTTCCATTTTTACTTTTTTAATATTTTATTAAATTCTTTAATTGCCTTCAGGACTTGTTCATCATTGTTTTTAATTTCCTCGATTATCGGCTCAGGTGATTGCTCGGTCTGAGTGATTTCTTTAACGATTTCAATTTCTAATAATTCTGATTGAATCCTTTTTATTTCAATCTCCATCAACGCAAAGGTCTCATCTGTGAAACGACCACCTTTAAACGCTTTCAAGAGTTTCTCTAGCCTATTTGCTAATTGCTCTTTCTTAACTTCACTTTTAACAGAGATAGTTGGTGTCTCTGGGTTTGCTGCCCATAATACTGCACTACCTTCGTAAAGTTTAAGTTCACTTATTGTTCTTATTCCGTTCTTATCTACACTTGAATTAATTGTACTAAATCCAATTGAATGTTGATTAATAAGACCAGCATCATACATTTTAATCATATCCTCACCAGTCTCAGTTTCTACTATTGGAGTGATTGCTATAAGCATATCTCCCTCAATGTATAATTGCTCAGGCTTACCTATTACGGCTTCCATTTCAGCACAATGGTCAACTAAAGACCATATTAAGTTTTTACCTGCTGGACCTCTTTCTTTAAGAGTTTTAGTAAAGGCTTCAGGAACTATAATGTCATTATCTAAATCTATGTTTCCTGTTCTTGCCCAAACTGCTTTTACTCTACGAGTTTCGGTATCAACATCCATTACTTCGTAACCGATATCTTGTTTTTCAACAATAGTATCTTTTGATGCGTATGTTTTCATATTGACAAAGTTATTATTTTTTTTCTTATTGTATTAGTGATGCTATAAGTTTTCCTATTGCTTGACCCATTAGATTTTGTAAGGCATTCCAAATAACTCCGATTCTACCCATTGGAGGATTGTCTGCAAGAGTTAAAAGTTTACCATTTGCACCTCTTACTGCCTCATATCCTAAAGTACATCTGCAATTACAAACATTGGCAGCACTTGCTTTAGAATCGCAAGGATGGTCCATTAATTCATAACCTAAGCCTACTTGGTTATTAGGAACTTGAAATTGTTTCTCCATAGGTAGTTTAGTTCCATCCATAATTAAATGGTCGGTATGGTCTCTTGGCTCTCTCCTTGTTCTGTTGTCTCTAGCTGCAATCCATTCTTTAATAGTTACTAATCCAGTTGCAGTTGCACCTACCATAGAACCTATGTTTGCTGCTCTGCCTGTTTCCGTTCTAGCAATAAGTTCTGCTCTATAATCGGTAATGCCTGAAGTTCTAAGCAAGGCAATTGTCTCTGGTAAAGTATAATTCTTTTGAGCAGACTCAACTAAGAATCTTCTTATTTGTTCTTTAGTTGTATCGGTAATATCTGCTGCTAATTGGTCTAAACCATCATTTTGTAGGACTTGGATAATAGCATACTGAAAAGCATCTGTTTTAGCAGACTTAAACTC